TTGTCTCTTTTACGAGCCATTAGCCAAAGAAGCCAGTGATAGAGTCCACGTTAGTCAGCGTCACATGACACTCACTATCGAAGATTATACCATGATCTGGAATGGTGATTTGATTATCATCAGATGTGTGAAACACCATAGACAATAAAGTTGCACCACCGCTTCCATTTTTAAATACCACCGCAGGAGAACCGCTAGAGGCTGTTTTGACGTAGAACGCCTTCAACCTTGTTCGACCCCCCTGTAAGGTTCCTGTGCTCGTAACAGTATTAGCTGAAATAGAAGCAGCCATGTAAAACTCCTCTTCTATGAATTTACTAGGCCACCTGAACGTATTCAATGATGAACGTGAAAGAACCCGCTGTCGTAGCGTCCACAGTGTTTGTGATGTTACAATAAATTGTTCTCTCTGCTGATGTGTACTGAGCAGAAACTGGCGCAGTGGCTGCATTCTGTGTTGTCGCAACTAATGTGGTGGTTGTCACGTTACCAACAACAACAGTTGTTCCACCATCAAGAATCTCATCCGTTATCGCTGCAACAATTTGTGCTCCAGAACTAGATGTACCAACTTCATATCCAATATCACCCGATCCGATAACAGGAGCGGTAACACAAAAGATTTTTATGTCAGTGATGATCGTGTTGGCTGGTTGCGTAAACTCACCGATATTATCACTGTCACCTGCTGTTGTATTTACAGTCACACCAGTGGCATAGCCAACATGTTTCACATATTTGTTGGTGACAATGCCTGTAGAAGCTATAGAGGAGGTTTCTGTTATCGCACCCGTGGTTGAGTTTTTATTGATAACTTTAAAACCATTTTCAGAGCGAACCGCTCCGGTGAAAGTAGTAGTAGCCATTTAAGTTCTCCTGTCGTGGCTAATGTCAGTCACCCAATGCGACTGTCAGGATAAACACAGCATACACGAAAAAAAACGAAGCCGCAATTACTACGGCTCCGAGTTAAGGGAGGATTTGATATCTCAACAATGCGTAAGATACAAAAGTAGTATAACACAAAAAAGGGCGACTAAAAAGCCGCCCTTTAACCCAGTATGGAGGACTAGGGTTTATGCACCAGGTGAACCAAATACACAACGAGGATCGGAGAAGCCGAAGCTGTAACGCTCACGAGCCTTGAAGCGCATGTTACCAGTGTCAAAGTCTGCTTCCATCTGTGTTGACAGTGGAACACGCTCAAAGTGGAGGAATCCACGAGGAGCATCTGTCAACAAGAAGAATGCATCCGTATCAGTGAGGAAGTCGTTAACGGCATAACCGTCAGGCAACATACCCATTGAACGAAGTGCATTGACATCATTGTCAGCAGTACCCACACGAAGATTTGAAACCATCAAACGCTCGGCAACAAACTGTAGTTGACGAGGAACAACAAGTTTCATTCCGCGTAGAGCAACCTTCAAACCACGCTCATCAACAAAACCAGCAATGCTAATCAGAGCGTCCTCAAGAGAGGTTTCGTTCAAGTCAGCGGCAGTGCTTGGCTCGTTGTTGAATGTGTTACCATTTGTCAATGGGTGAGATGCATCACACAATGCAACTCCGTCACCACCAGCAAACGCACCAGCCGAGAATGCATTATTTAAAATGCTGGCTGCTTTGACCTGCTTGGTATGTGCCATCGAACGGGCAAGAGCACGAGTGTAGCGGCTTGAGAGACGATCATAAAGATTGTCCTCGACTGCTTCTTCAGTAATGCTAAATGCCAAGGCAATGGTTTCATGGTTGTACCGAGCGGTAAATGCTTCGTTGGCATCATCAAAACTGATGGCAGAACCCTCATCCTTAGTGGGAGCAGCTCCAAAGCCAGAAAGCATTACCTCTTCTTCAAATGCACGATCTGAAGACTCGGTGGTGAAAATTTCGGCGTGCTGGTTTTCATACCTGTCATACTCCATTCCAAATAGAGCATTTAGGCCAGGCTCCAGCTCTTTCGCCAGTTGTGCGCGAGAAATAGCCATAACTGAGCCTCCTTATACGCCAGTCGTAGAAACAGTGCCCTGTGCAATGCTACCCGTAGGAGCATTGAAGTGGTTGTTTATACGAACGATTAACGGGATACCAGCAGCAGTGAAGTCTGAGTTTTCTGGGTCGTCAAGGACTCCCATAATACGCAGAGCATGCGTGTTGGTGGTTGCGATAGTATTCAAATCCGCAGTAGCAGAGGAAATACCTGTAGTGGTAGAACCGCTGTTACCAGTTGCTAATTGAATATTTGCGAACACTGCGGCGCGAATCTCTGCTTCAGTATTAGCAGCAGAAACCACGTTTGATGTTGCAATCGTAAACAACTGTGATGGATTATCATACAAAAAGGCTTTAACGGGGAAATTAGAATCCGCGCCAGAGCCAGGCCAGAAGTTAGAACGAACTACTTCTCCAGTGGTAGAACTGACATACTCACATCCGTTGAACACACCCACGATTGACACTGATCCACCAGCAGCAGCTTGTAGATCATCAATCACTCCGGCAGCAAGCGGGATAACCGCCATACCTTGGAAGATCGGGTTAGAGTTATTAGATGCAATGCGATACTCAGTCGTACCAGTGGAATTAGGTGCTGAACCCAGCATCCCATACGGCCTCAAGCCGAAACTTCCATTGGTGTTTGCCATGAGAATAACTCCTTATCTCACTATGGTTTAATTGGAGCCGCCCTTGCGACCTCCAAAACTTACACGACTTTGCCTCTCATTAGTGATTGGCATTGAAGGATGTTGCTCCTTCATTAAGTCCTGATCCACAGCAGTCATTTGTTCGCGTGTCCGATCACGGTAATATGCGGTTCTTTCCTGCGCTGTCTCTTCAGGGATCCTTGCTAACATTAACCCGCCGTTTCCTATAACACCTGCGTGATTACCATCTTCAATAACAGCAAAATCGGATCCAGAATACTCATCGGCTCTGACAGGTTCCCATCCTTCACGAAGTTTCGCATGGACGTTCATCTTATCTTCATCACCTCTAAGAGCTGTTCTGATCCAACGGTGCCTATATCCGTCAGGTGCTTCAGGTGCTTCTAAACGACTGGGCGGTGCCCAAGGCTTTCTGCGCGATGTCTTTTCGCGGGTTTCGGTAGACCGTGGTTGTCTTGTGTCACTCATAGCTTAGTCCTTTACATACTTAGCGTATTCTTCAAGAGGAACACCAAGTTTCTTAGCCATTGCTACTTGTGACGGTGTCAACTTGACGGTCCTGCGCCCCTGTTTTGTACTGCGGGATGCGGAAGTAGAAGCCGAGGCGACCCTTGTACTTCCTCCGGTTTGTTTTCCCCCCATCTCATTTGGAAAACGAGATTTTAAACGGGAATCTAATTCATCATAATACTCTTCGCCGTCTGGGTCAAACCCTTCTTCGGTCACAAGTTTATTATGAATGACAAAAGCGGCTTGAGTCATTATCTCATCTTCGCCAAACCACTCATTCTTTTCAGCCCACTTTTGCGCCTTTGGATCCGGCTGTGCGGCGGGTTGAGCCTGTTGTTGTGGTGCGGGTTGAGCCTGTTGTTGTGGTACAGGTTGTCCACCTTGCTGTTCTTGTCGTTGTTTTGCTAATCTAAAACGCTCTTGTTCTATGGAAATTTTAGATAAAGCCTGTTGAGCATCAAACATCGCATCAACATCGCCGCGATCATGAGCTTCACGATAAGCTCTTTTCGCTGTGTCTAGTTGAGAATCAATGCGAGTGCCGTATTCGCTCAAGTATCCTTGATCTAGATTTGTCAGACGAGACTTTAGATCTTCGTTCTCTTTTTTAAGAACGTCTGCAATACGGGCAGCTTCTTCTTTATCTCTCTCCGCGTAGCGGTACTTTTCAGTAAGTTTCTTTATCCGCTTCTGAACACCTTTACTGTAGTTGTCCAGTTCCTCTCCCTCTGAGTCTTCTTGAACAGCAACTTTTGGCTTGTCATTAAGCTCTAAGTCCTGTTGAACAGGCTCTTTGTCAGCAGACTCATCAATTGTGATCTCTACATTCTCTTCTTCAACAACTTGTGCTTCAGCCTCTGCCAATACCGCCTCCTCAGACATGTTTCACATCATCTGGCTCAAGGATCGTAGCAATGATCTCATCGTCATTGATTATGCGAACCTCACCGCCATCAATTTTAAACCTGGACCCTGCATATCTGCCAATACAAACCCACTGACCCTCTTCACACCAAGGTTCAGGACTGTCACCGAATTTGTTAGGGTCTTGATACGCCAAAGGCCCTAGCTTTAAAACATATGCCACCACAGTGGCTAATGCCTCACGCTCTCGTGCCTCATTGGGGATTATGATGCCGCCTTCTGTCTTCGTCTTACCTTGATAAGGCATGACAAGTATCCTCCAACCAGTTGGTTGAGGCAGGCGTTCTTTCAAAGATTTGTCTACTAAACTGGGGTCTAAAACTCGTTTTTCAGCCTCCACATAGGCGGCTTCTGTTGATACAGGTTCTTTTGCTTTAGACTTTGCGATATGGTCAGGAACGTATAATGTCTTCGCCATCTTCTATGTTTCTCTCCAGCAGGGTTTTGATCTCTTCCTTGGCATAGACAAGTCCCTGTACTTCTCCAACCAACCGCTGGTACTGTTCAAAGTTTGAAACACCACCAGATGTCAACATGTCAGCGATCTGTTCCTCTCGCTGTGCTAACAACTTATAAACATGTTTTGCGAAGTCTGCAACATCCATTATACAATTAAAATGTCCCTGCGAACTTTTTACCTCTTACAACGGCACCACAACCTCGGCTCATAGCGACCTTGTTTCCCGTGCGACCACCTTTGCGAAAGGTTTTGACATCTTCTTTAAACCTATCAGACTCAGCTATCTCCCGCACATCATCATCGCCAAACTCAATAAGCTCATCCAATTCGATAATACGAGGCTCTTTTCCTTTGATTTCGCCGCCTGTTGCAAAACTAACGATGCCGCCAGATGCTTTGCGAAGTTCTTTAAAATCTTCACCAGTAATCTTATCCTTGGGTTCAGCCACACTAGCGATCTTCATTTGTTTTTCTGTCAACGGCATGTCAAACTCCTACTTCTTAAAAAACTTGGTTGCTGCACGGGTTCCAAATGAAGCCGATACAATAATTCCCAATGTGTACCTATAATACTCCGGCATGGCCTGTAAAGCAACAAAACCATCTTCTACGATCTGCCTGCCCCAATCTCCACAGAAGGCTAGGATAAGTGGAACCGAAAATAAAATCGTAAGCCATTC